AGCATTAGCATCTAGCTTAATAGTAAACGAGCCAAACTCTGTTTCTCTAAATAGCTTTCTGTTAAGCTCTTGCTCTACCATTACCATATAAGGCATCAACGTAAATCTTACGAAGTCAATACTCAATGCCTCAATAGATGAGTAGTTAGCAGCTTTCTCTAAGTGACCAATCAAAGATAATGGCACTTTAAATATTCTAGCTACTTCCTCAATCTGAAATCTTCGAGTTTCTAAAAGCTGATATTTATTAGCATCAATATTAGTTTGCTCAAACGTCATACCCTCTTCAAGTATAGCAGTCTTACCAGCTACAAAAGAACCAGAGTAATTCTGATTCCAACTATTTTTAAGTCTTGCTACAGCTTCTTTACTTAGTTTGCCAGGATGCTTAATAACACCACCTACTTGTGCAGAGTTTCCAAGATAACTATTAGCTGTATCGTTAGCAGCTATTGACGTTGCTATTGTAGTGTTCTGTGCTTTCAATACGCTAACTCCCTCGCAACCATTAAACGATAAGTTAAAGAAGTGTAGCATATCTTCTTTCATTACTCCTATCTCATAGTCTTTGATGTCGTAATAAATTTGTCCTTCGTGCTTTATTACCTTAACGTCTTGTGGATTGATAGGTATTAATGCTATTGGTCTTGCGTTGCTATCTCTCTCAATATAAAAATACGCATTCCCCTCTAGTAATAAGTTAGTCATTAGAGTGTCTAGGAATGTGTATGGTGTCATATACTCGTTAGGATTACGAGCTAGTAGTCGGTAGATTGGATGGCTAACGTCAGTAATCTTGTCGTCATCCTCCTCGACTCTGTAAACTTTTATAGGTAGACTAGCTATTGATTCGCTGATAACTCTTACACACGCAAAGACTGCGCTAAATGTTAATGATGTATCTCTAGTAACTGCTGTTCTGTTGGCTGCACCATAGCCACCAAAAACTGCTTTTAAGAAGTTATCTCCTCTCTTCTCAGAACGGAGGAAGTCAAATAGTCCCATAAATAATTTGTAATTACTTTACAAAGATAAGAGAAATCGCAAAAGTCAAATCCATAAAATGCCTCTATCATTATAGGTAGATGAGTCGCTAGAATCGTCATTCATATAACAGCCTAGAGCCATAACAAGCGCAACCATTCCGTCAATCTTTTCACTTGACTTACTCTTATCCATTTTAATATTACCAGCTGGGTCTGTTTTCATAGCTAAGTTAGAACACATCCATCTCAACACTTTGTTACCAGCGTGGTTAATCTGTTTGCCTAGTACTAGCTTCTCAAGTTCTTTAGTTGGTGCTGACATACTAGCAAAGCCTTGCCCATAGCTTTCCATTGGCAATCCATCCTCTGTTAAGTCAATCACTAATTGGCTAGAGTTCCAACGGTCATAGGCTATTGACTTGATGTTTACAACCTCAGCAACTTCTTTTATTCTACGTTTTATATAATTGTAGTCTGTGACATCTCCCTCAGTTAGTTCCATCAATCCCTCTTTCTCCCAACCTATGTAGTCTACTTGGTCTCGTCTTGAACGAATAAAAGCATTTTCTTTAGGAGCAAAGAAGTAAGGTATTACCGTAAACCTATCATCCTCTGGAATGATTAAAAGAAATGCGCTGATGTCTCTAACCGAAGCTAAATCTAATCCAGCGTAAGCTGTCATTCCTTTATAATCCTCTAAGTTGATTGGAGCTTTATTACACTCCATCCATTGCTGGTCTGATAGCCACTTACTAGCTGATGACATCCATTGATTAAGATGTAACATTCTAAAAGTATTCTCATAGCTTGGTAACTTGATAGCTTTCTCTTGCTCTCTTTTAAGATAGTCTAATTTTACTACACCAGTTTCTATTCCTGGATTAGCTATTCTCAATGCTTCCTCTGTTGTCCAATCTGTTTCTAAATCACAGAAATACTTAACGTAGTAAAAGCTATCATCTTTAATTATTCCCTCAGATACTTTACGACCATACTCCTCTGTCTTGTAACATATAGACTCACGATTATAACCAGCAGTTGTAATTGCTATTGTCATTGGCTGACGTCTACTACCTACCGATGTTGTCAAGGCATCCCATAGGCTAGAATCTTTCTGGACAAAGAATTCATCCATACAAATGAAACTAGCGTTGTATCCAAACTTACTAGAAGCCTCAGAGCTAATAGCCTTAAATGCTGAATTGCTTTTCTCGTGAATGATAGAGTTCTTAAATACTTTAAGATTCTTGTTTAGTTGATTGTCAGCTCTAACCATTCCACTAGCAACATCAAAAATGATTCCAGCTTGTTGTCTATCTCCAGCAGCAATGTAACACTCAGCAGATGGCTCTCCATCGGCTAGTAACATATACAAAGCAATAGCACTTATTAAAGTAGACTTTCCGTTCTTTCTTGGTAGACATATATAAGCAGTTCTAAATCTTCTTAGCCCACTATCTCTATACTTCCAACCAAACAAATCTCTTACTATTGTTTTCTGAAATGGCTCTAACTTAAATGGCTGACCTCCTAACTCTCCTTTGATATGCTTAATATGATTCTCTATAAAGTAAACACATCTATCTGCTGCCTTGTCATCAAAGTAAAAAGTATTGTCCTCTTTAAGTTTCATATAAGCCTTAGTTGTGATTGGTGTTCTTTAATTCTTTTACTTGCTATATCAAAATAGTTTTTATCTTTTTCTATCCCTATAAAATTTCTATACAAATTTTTACAAGCTACTCCAGTTGTTCCACTACCCATAGTAAAATCTAAAACCGTTTCATTTTTTTTAGTGTAGGTCTTTATTAGGTATTCCATTAATGCTACTGGCTTTTGGGTTGGGTGTGTTAATCTACCTACATTATGAGTACTTGCAAAATCTAAAATTCTTCTTGGATAGTTTGATATAGTCTGTTTGTATTCTTTTTTAGCATTGCCAACAACCCCAAAACCAGAACTATTTAATCTCGCTTCTGTATTTTTGTGCTTAATTTCAACTCTTATTGTCCCCTGTGGATTGTATAAACATTGTTTTTTATAAAACACGCTAATTGTTTCAATATCTTTTAATGGTTGTTTTTTAGCCTGCAAATGTCCAACGGGTCTTGTTTTTCTCCATACCCAATCATATTTGTAATTTTTAATATTGCTCATTCTTAGAGCACTACTAAAAGGCTCACTTCCAAACAAAACAATAGCACCATTAGGTTTTATTATTCTATTAAGTTGCTCCCACATTAATTCAAAGTCTATAACACTATCCCATTTACACGCTGTCGTTCCGTATGGTGGGTCTGTTATAATAGCATCAATGCTATTATCTTCAATAGATTTCATTAACTCTAAACAATCTCCGTTATATAAGTCAATCATTAGTCAAAGAAATTAAAATCGTCAGTCCTTTCCTCATCTTGGTCTGGCATACTAAGAGATGCCCTTGAGCTTGGAGTAAATCCAAATTGCGTAGCAATTTTCATTGCGTTCTGTAAAGCGTTTTGCATTACCTTATATTTAGGTGCAATCTTACTAGACCTCAACCTACCATCTTTGTCAACGGTCTGCTCTGTAAAGTTGCCTTGTAACTCTTGAGCTATCTCTCTATAAATACCTATCTCATTACAATAGGCTGCTAAGATTGATAAGTCAGTTAGATGCAACATCTTAATATTGGCTAGTTCGTTAGTGACTAAGTCCCATTCGTCTGCACCTTGTTTATTGAGAAAGGAGGGAGCTGAAGGCATACTTACAACTTGAGATGTATCCATTTCATTTCCCACTAACCTGGATTTCTCAAGAGTACCCTTCAACTTCTTCACTTGTGTTGGTATTTTTTTCCTCCCTCTCAAAATATTCTAGTTTGTGCTTGGTGGTTTTTTATTCTTTTGATTGCATTGTCGTAGTATTCTTTGTCAAGCTCATAGCCAGTTAAATCGTAACCTAAGTTGTGACAAGCTATAGATATTGAGCCACTACCTAAATGGGTGTCTAATATCTTATCTCCTTCCTTTGCGTAATTCATTAAAAGCCATTCATATAACTTGACTGGTTTTTGTGTTGGATGTATTCTTATATTATCAGCGTTTTGTGGTCGCATATAAAAAGTTTTAGCTGATTGGTCAAAAGAAGTCCAAGCTAATTCACAAGATGCAAAAGAAACATTTTGTGGTTGTTGTTTATCCCATATTAAAAAACATCTAGTAGGCTTTAAATAAAAATAGTTACCACCCCAAATAATTTGATTTTTACTAACCCTTTCTAATTCTTTAAAATACTCTTGACTAGGTATTTTACTATCCCAGCTTTTACCTTTGCCTCCATAATGTCCTAATCTACCACTTGAATTAATATCAATTCCATAAGGTGGGTCTACTATTGCCAAGTCAAATTGATTGTCTTTCATCAGCTTCATAGCTTCCAAACAATCTTGGTTATGTATTTTATTTATATCCATCTGAACTTAAACTGGTTTTAGTTTGGTATATCTATACCCACACGATTTAAATTTAATTTTGCGTAAGAA